AATTGTTTCAATAGCAAACCCTGCAGCGGCTGCAATCAGTGGATTAATTGTTCATGCAATCAGCCAGGCTGAAACCACGGCGGCTCCTAATACTACTGGAGATCAAAAGAAATCCGCTGCAATGCAAATCATCTCAGATGGTATTAGTGTTGTAAATGATGTCAAAGGAACCCAAGTAGTTAATCCTTCAATTGTTACAACAGCCTCTGATATAGTTGATGATGTCGTAGAAGCCGCTAACCAGATACAAAGTAAATCTTCGACAACCACAAACGCAACCACAACTAAATAAGGAATCGATGATATCTAAAATTTTTAGACCGGCTATAGCAATTCTAATTGCACTTTCATTAGGAATTGTATTTCATCATCGTAATAAAATTACGATATATGCTCAAACTTTACCGGTAACGAAAACGGCTAGTTGGAATGGAAATCCGGCTAGTGATAATGTCATTAATTATACTATTCAACTAGATAGTAATGCAGCAATTTCTGTTCTTTCTCCATCAACATCAACTCCAATCACATTTGCAACATCTGGAGCACATACATTAACATTAACAGCTACTAATATGTGGGGAACGTCACCAGCTACAACTCTTAATGTTAATGTCGTTGTTCCAGGAACTCCATCAGGACTAAATGTAAAATGACAACATTCATAGCGGCAATGAGTGGAGTTGAGGTTACATTACAATCTGCTGCAACAACTGGTAATGGGACGACGATAGCCATTCCACCATCTTTTAATTATCACAACTTTAAGATTACAGCCGCTAGCGGGGTTACTGCTGGAGCTGTTACGATAGAAATATCTAATGATCCTAATGATACTAATACATGGGCTGCATTACCAAGTACGCCAACTCAACCAGTGACAGTTATGGCTGGTGCAGATTTGTTAGTTCCTTATACTGGAAGAATTAATTTTGTAAGAGCTAGAATCTCTACAACTATTTCAGGCGGTGCTAATCCTTCTGTTACAGTAACTTATTTTGGGGCAAAACAATACTAAAATTTCTAAATCTGGTGAACGGATGAGGCAGAAGAATCGACATCTAAATAGATAAATTAACTCTATGCCTGAAGTTATTATGAAAGATCCTGGTAATGGATTTTATGAAGATACCATTAAGAATATTAAACCACATCCAGTTCAAGAAGAATTATTAGTTTTACCAGATAAAATCTTTGAGGCACTATATGGTGGGGCGGCTTATGGAGGAAAAAGTTGGATATTAACGCTTCTTCCTCTATTTAGAGGATTTTACAAATTTAAGGGCTTTAAAGGAATTATCTTTAGAAGAAAATTTCCAGATCTTGAAAGAGAAATTATCCGTCTATCAAAAGAGTACTACCCAAAGACAGGTGCGAAATATAATGAACAAAAACACTCATGGGAATGGCCTGAATTTCAAAGTTATCTAGATTTTGGTCATGTTCAACATGATTCAGATATTTTACAATACGACTCTTCACAATATAACTATTGTGCATTTGACGAATTAACACACTTTAGTGCTCACCCATATCATTACATGGTTGGTTCACGCGTACGTCCTTCTAGTTCTTTTAATATTGCCATTGTACGTAATGGCAGCAATCCTGGTGGTATTGGTCAAACTTTTGTCTACAATCGTTTCGTTCGTTACTGCGAAGATGGAAGGAAATTAATTAGAGATACTTCAACTGGATTAGGTAGAATATTCATTCCGGCTAAAGCAGAAGATAATCCTTATGGAATGGAATACGATCCACTCTATGTTAAGAAATTAGAAATACTAAAAGCCGTTAGCGAGGCTGAATATAAAGCTAAAAGATATGGTGACTGGCACGCCTACAAAGGATCTGTTTTTACTACATTTAGACCAATTCATTTCCCTGGTGAACCAGATAACGCATTGCATGTCATTGAACCATTTCATATCCCTGAATGGTGGCCAAAGATATTGTCTATTGACTGGGGAAAGAGAGCGATGTGTTATGCTATGTGGGGAGCCGTTAGCCCAAATCATAGAGTGTACATTTACCGAGAGCGGAATTGGTATGGAAGAGATATCCCATATTGGGCTTCAGAGATTAGACAAATAAATGATGATAATAATGAAGTGATGAATCATACTGTGCTTTGCGGCAGTGCTTGGCAATCTCGTGGTGGTGAACTCATTTGTGATGAATTTCAAAAGTATTCTGATCTTGTTCCTAATTCATCAGAGAATACACCTGGTAGCCGCATTGCTGGATTGCAACTCATTCATGATTTCTTAAGATGGGAAAAGAAAACCTCTCTGATTTCCAAAGAGGCTTTCTATGATTTAGAGGTAGCTCAAAAAATCTATAGAATTTATGGGGAAAAAGCTCTAGAAAATTATAAAAAACAATTCTTTGATGAACCTTCAGAAAGTAATCTACCAGTATTGCAAATCTTTAAAACGTGTAAAACTGTAATTGATACTATTCCAATGTGTATTTATGATGAAAAGAAAATTGAAGATATTGCTGAATTTGATGGAGATGATCCGATAGATTGTCTTCGCTATTTCTGCCGCTCAGCACGTAGATTTCTCGATGGAGAAAGTGAAGAGTTAAGTAAAGCTGAAAAAATACAAAAGATTATAGAACATAGAGATGAAGATATGACATCTTTCTATAGGAAGATGGAATTTATTGAACAGCAAGATAGATCAACTCTTAATGATTGTATTCCAATGAGTAGAAGGAGTAGATTTGCAAGGAGAGTTAATTGACTAAATTATTAGTTATTTATCTTCTATCTTCTATAGCTGCTACAAGTATCTCAGCCGCTAAGCTCCATAGTGGCTGTAAAGAAACTAACTTCATGATGCCATCTTCAATTAATTCACAAATTGAGGTGAGAGCAGTTTCTACAGCCGCCATCGGATTCATAATTTTGAATCTTCATAGAAATCATCCGGTGGCAGCAAAATCTATTTCACTCATTGATATTGGAATTAATGGTATTAATGGCATTCACGATCTCTCAGTGAGGTGCAAATGACTTTGTTAAGTTTATTAACACTCGTCATTATCGTAGCACTGATTGGGTTTATAGTATATGTTGTCATTACATATATTCCGATGCCAGAAATATTTAAAACAGTAATTATTGTTGTAGTAGCCGTTGTTATACTACTCTATTTAACTGGTCTAGTTTCTGGAACTACTCCATTACTAAGATGATCAGGCTTCTTCTTAGATTATTTGGAATTAAAGATTTTGATACATGTGAATCATGTGCAATGCTAAAAGAACAACTTAAATATGAACGTGAAGAAAAACAACAGTTAATAGATACATTGATAAATATAGTGAATCCTAAACTAGTCGAAGCGGCTCCAGTAGAGATTAATCCAACTAAGATGTCAGCTATGACATTCTCTCGAAGGAGAGATATGTTAGAAAAGAAATCAAGAGAGGAAGCCGCTCTGATAGCTCAATCTAAGAATCTTGGTAGACCTGATAGAGTTGACAAACCTATATTTGGACAGACTAGTAACATTGAAGAAATCGAAAAAGAACTCGGAATTAACAGAGAAGGAGCTTAAAGAATGGCAAATGCCGCTCCGGCAACAGTAACTATCACAAGTACAACAGGTCCAGGTCAAGCTGTAACCGCATTGAAATATACTGATGTGAATGATATTGAATTTGATTTCTTTCATAATATTATCAAGATTATACGTACTGGAGGTGGTGGAACTCAAATTTATGATTATTCAGCGATGAATACAGTTACTTGGACTATTAGTGGTGGCATAACAACAATTACTATTTCTTCATAATGGCAAATACTCCTCTTATTCTTGCTACTGTTAATATCACTGCTAAAGATATTAATGGCAATAACGTTGCTAAGCAATTTAATCAAGTTAATTATTTGAATTTTGATTATGTTAAAGGAATGGTAAACATTGTAGATGTTACTGGTTCATTCTATTTCACTCTTACGAGTGAATCAACATTGACTTATACTATTACTAAAACGGCTCCAGGCATTAATCACGCAATTGTGACATCATGAGTGTTTATAATAGTTCTAGTTTAGTAGCATCTGAATTACAGCATGAACTTCCTAGAGATAAGTATACTGGTCATGTAAAGAGTAAAGGTTTATTTAGGCATGGTAAAACTCATCTAACTGAAAAGAAAATGTTTGGTAGCCGTTTCGGTAGACATGGTAAGGATTTCCAGATTGGTAAGAAATTTAAATCTAAGAAAGCTAAAGATACTAATTTAAGTATGAAAGGAATGGGACAAAAAGGAAAGATTGGACCAAGTTCAGAAGAATTTGATGACATGATGAAAGAATCTGTAACTCATAATCCTAATAAGAAGAAATCGAGAATTTCTAGTAAATTCTTCGGATAATATATGCCTTATGATGAGGTAATGCACAAATTTAAACATGGATTACTTCATTCAGGAAGTTCTAAAGGAAAGCTTGTAAAGAATAGAAAACAAGCGATTGCTATAATGCTTTCTGAAAAACGTAAAGCTCAAGGTGGTAAAAAAGAATATAAAAGTAAGCACTCAGAAGGAGTGGGATTAAAACGTGAAGATGCTGAAGATATGGTTAAGAGTTCTATTAAGAAGAGAAAGAGATGAGTAGAGAGTCTTATAAAGATGAAGATTTTGATGAAATTGCTTCATTGTTAAAGTCTGTCTGTACTCATTTTGATAATGAAGATAGAGTCACAAGGGAGCGGCAGATTCGTCATTGGCGCCGCTTGAAGCTCTACTGGAATAATTTCTCTCAAGTTTATTGGAATGAAGTAGCTCATGATTATAGAATATTTAACAGAGAAGTTAATGCAACTGATAGTGATCAAGACTATTATGATAAGCCAGTAAATATCTTTAAGGCTTTCCTTGAGACAGTCATAGCAGCTCTATCTATTCAAATTCCTGCAATCACTTGTGTTCCAGAGGATGCTGAGAATCCACTAGACACCTTAACGGCTAAGGCTGGTGATGAAATTGCTAAACTAATTTACAAACATAATGACGTTGTATTTCTCTGGCTTCATGCTCTTTATATTTATTGTACTGAAGGTTTAATTGGTTGTTATTCTCACCCTAAAGAAGATGAAAAATATGGAACATATGATAAACCAAAATACAAAAATGAAGAAATTGATGCTTATGTCTGTCCATCATGTAAGAGCAGAGTTCCAGATGAAGCATTCTCGGCGGCTGAAGAAGATGAATTTGATCCAGGTGATGACGACGTAGAAATTAAAAATGAATTAAATAAAGGACCTATTTGTTTTGAGTGTGGTCAAGAATTAGATCCTGAGCTTCAGAAAAGTAAATTAATTATTACCCGTTTAGTTGGACACACAAAGGAGCCGAAATCTAGAGTTTGTTTAGAAGTTTATGGTGGGTTATATATTAAAGTGGCTAATTATGCTAAAGAACAGTGTGATACTCCATATTTATTTTTTGGATATGAAACACACTATGCTAATGCTTTAGAATGCTATCCACATCTGAGAGAAAAGATACCTCAAGGTGGCTGGAGCAATATTGGTGTTAATGATCCATATGAACAATATGGAAGATTAAATACTCAATATAGAGGTGAATTTCCTGATAATAATGTTACAGTAAATCTTCGATGGTTACGTCCTGCCGCTTTCAACGTCCTATCAGATGATGATTATGATAAGCTAAAAAAGAAATTTCCAGATGGTGCTCATTTTGTATGTGTTAATGATGTTCCTGCTGAGTATTGTAATGAGTGTTTAGATGATCATTGGACTCTTACAAAGAATCCAATGTCTGATTTTCTTAATCATGATCCATATGGTGAAGTCTTAACAAATATCCAAGATCTTGTTAATGATTTAATTAGCTTAACTATTCAAACTATTGAACAGGGAATAGCTCAAACATTTGCTGATCCAGCTGTTGTCAACTTTGCTGCTCAGAAACAATTAGAAGCTCAACCAGGAACACTCACGCCAACTAAACCTGTTGCTGGTTCTAGGAATATTAGAGACAGCTTCTATAGCATTCAACAAGCTTCTCTAGCACCAGAAGTTTTGAAATTCTATGATATTCTTCAGCAATTAGGTCAGTTTGTTTCTGGAGCTCTTCCATCTATATTTGGTGGCAGCCAGGATTCTGGAAGTTCTCGCACCGCTTCTGAATATGCGATGTCTAAAGGAATGGCATTGCAGCGGCTTCAGACTCCTTGGAAAATGATGAATATTTGGTGGAAAGAGATATTTGGTAAAGCTATTCTAATATTTATTAAATATATGGTTGAAGATGAGAGAGTAGTTGAAAAAGATGAACAAGGTAATTTTGTTAATGTCTTTATTCGTAAAGCGGAAACAGAAGGAAAGATTGGATCTATTGAATTAGAACCAGATGATAGATTGCCTGTATCAGATGAACAACAAGCTGATATGATTATGCAACTATTCCAAATAAATAATCAGGAAATTACACAAGCATTAATGGACCCTGAAAATCTGCCATATATTGCAAAGGTTGTTAAGATTCCATCATTTAAGTTGCCTGGTGAAGATGATAGGCAAAAGCAATATGAAGAGATAGTTGAATTAGTTAATTCTGTTCCAATAAACGGACAATCTTCTGTTTCTATTGATTCAGATGTAGATAATCATCAGATTGAAGCATCTATTTGTAAATCATGGCTTATTTCTTCAGCGGGAAGACAGGCTAAGCAAGAGAATCCAAATGGATATATGAACGTATTATTGCATATGAAAGCTCATATGATGGAGTTACAGAAAGGTATTCATGCTCAAATGCTTCATGATGATCAAATGACTATAGCTACTGGTAAAACTACTAAAAAAACTTCAGCAGAACACAAAATGGCTACACCTAAAAAGCCTGCTGAAAACCAGAAGGTAAATGGAAATGCCAATAGAACCCCAATCCAATAGTGCCGTTATTGATAAACCAAAAGGTAATCATTCTGCTGATGATGTCTTTGAGCTATTGAATGATGATAAAGAGACTCAAGAAATAGAAGAGAAACCTATAAAAGAGGTTAGAGAACCTAAAGAAGAAGATGAAGAGGAAGGCTTAAAATTATCGGAGGATGAAGAAGAAGAGAAACTTGATCTCTCTGTTGATGAAGACAACTTAGAGATTGATGCTCCTCCTCGAAAGAAAGCTATATTAAAAGATTTTCCAGAACTATTTAAGAAATATCCTTTCTTAGAAAAGATGATGTATCGTGATAAACAGTATAGTGAACTATTTGGTTCATTTGATGATGCAAAAGAAATTGCTGAGAGAGCTGAATCATTTAATGAGTTAGAATCTCAATTACTGTCTGGAAACACCGAGCAGATACTTCGTGAAATAAAAGATACTGATTCCAAAGCATTTGATCTCATAGTTGATGATTATCTTCAATCTCTAGCTAAAGTTGATAAGGATGCTTATTGGCATGTTACTGGAAATTTAAATAAGCGTCTTATAATGGAGATGTGGGAAGAAGCTAATAGCAGCGGCAACGAAGATTTAAAACAAGCCGCTCTGCTAGTTAATCAGTTCGTCTTTGGGACAAACAAATTTACGGCCCCATCTCGAAGAGTTCAAAAAAATGAAGAAGCTGATAAAGCTAAAGACGAGATAGAGCAAGAAAGATTATCATTTGTCCGTGAACGATATGAGAGTTCACGAGATGAAATGCAAACGAGAGTTGATAATAAACTGCGTGCAACTATTGCTGATTATATTGATCCTAGAGGTTCGATGTCTGATTATGTTAAGAAGAATGCTGTAAAAGATGCTATGACTTACCTTGGTGAAACATTATCAAATGATGAATCAATTAGTAATAATCTCAAAAAGCTTTGGAGAGATGCTTTTGATTCTAAATTCTCTCGCGACTCTTTAAGTCGTATTGAATCATTTTATCTCGGCCGTGCAAGAATGGCACTAAAAAGTGCAATACTTAGAGCTAGAGCAGAAGCTCTAAAAGATAATCCACTTCGTCATCGTGATAGATCAGATGATGAAAATGAAGAAGTAGAAGAAACTCCTAGAATTCCTAGGAAAATTGCAACTGGCAAACCTAGCCAATCAAAAGGTAAAAATGATGGACCTAAAAAAGGAGAATCAGTAACTGACTTTTTCATGAGGGATTAAAATATGGCAGGTACAGTTGTAGAGTCAGTAGTTGCTGGAGTTGAACTTGAAAGAGTTCTTCCAAAGGTGACTACTGTCTTTGATTACGATGATACTTTCTTTGCTCATATTAAAAAGCGTGATGTAGAGATTGTGTCATATCGTGAAATGCGAGCACCAATGGAGATTAGGCCAGGAGGTAGATTCCAGGCTTTTAATCCAGATGGTGGAGATTTAGGTCGTGGTGGTGGTCCGACTTGGGATAAAGCCGTTCTACGTCCTGTATTTATGTCAGAGAATATTGAATATACTAAATTAACTCAGTGGTCTACTGATGATAGACGTAAAGCCGTAATCAACGCGGTTCGTCGTTTGACTGCTGGAGCAGTAGTTGAGTTAAAGAAGCAAGTTGATTCTCAATTACAGCAAGCTGGAACTGGTCAAGTAGGAACCATTTCTTCCGTATCTACTTCTGGTGGAGTTGATACGTATACAATGGATTCTGCTTTTGGCGCTAAGTTAGTTAGATTTGATCAGGTTGTTCAAGTCTACGATACTACTCTATCTACTTATCGTGGTAAGAGTCCAATTACTACATGGGATGTTGAGAATAAGATAGTATCTGTAACTCCAAATATCACAGGAGCTATTGCAACAGATGTATTGGTTGTCGATGGTATCTCTAATCCTACATCTTTACCTTGGCTATATGGTGTTCCTTATCATCATTCTAATGCTTCTACTGGAACATGGTTAGGATATGATAGGGCATCCGTTCCTGAAATTAGAGCTAATCGTGTTAATGGTGGAAATAGTGCTCTGAGTCTTCCATTACCGCGATTAGCAATCAATAAGATTGGTAATCGTATAGGTATTGATAATAATTTTGATCCTGAAGCATGGACACATCCTTGTCAAGCTCAGGCATATGAAGAGATTGGTCAATTAATATCTATTATTCATAAAGCGCCTAAAGATGAAGCTCTTAATCTGTATTTTGGTGATAACATGCAGCTTGCTGGTGCTCCTATTAGACAGCATTTTAGCTGGAATAAGACTCGTATTGATTTTGTAGTTAGCTCTTTGTGGGGAAGAGCTGAGATATTACCAATTGGATTCTATACATCTGATGGTAGGAGAATATTTGAATTGAGAGGTCCAAGCGGCGGTGTAGCTGCAGCAGATATATTCTATATGGTTGTCGGTTTCCAGACGTTTGTTCTCAATCCGGCTGGAACTGCATATATTGATACTCTTGCTATTCCAAGTGGATACTAAAGGAGAATTAAAATGACATTAATTGATGCTTTATTTCAACAAATCTCTACTGTTCAAAGTAATAGTTCACCTGGTCCAGGGCCAATTCAAACTGCCGCTGCTACGATTACACCAACTAATTTTCTAACTGTATTAACTGGTAATACTGCTGTTCAGACTATCAATCCACCTGTTCCAGGTGTTCATCTATTAGCTATTGTTCCAGGTACTACCACTGGATTTACAACTGGTGGTAATATTGTTGGAGCAACCACAACTGTTGCCAATAGAGTTTATCTGTTTGTTTACAATCCTCTAACTGATAACGCATTTGCTACAACTGGTGGTCACTATTTGTTAGTTTCTTCAACAACTAGCTAATCGGTTTCTGATATGAGTGAAAAAAAAGTATTAGTAGGACTTTCTACAATGGAATATATTCGTAGAGCTGAATTTGTCCCATATTTTCTTGGATTAGAAAGACCTAATAATAGTTTAACTATTACTGTTCATGGGCAATCTCCTGCCGCTGCTAGGAATGAGATTGCTCAAGCAGCATTAGATAATAAATGTACTCATATACTATTCGTTGATGATGATATGTGTTACCATCCTAGCTCTTTAATGAGATTAATGCAACATGATGTTGATATTGTTACTGGGTTGTATTTAACAAGATCATTCCCTCATCGCCCAGCGATATTTGATAAATGGTATCCTAATGGGAAATGTAAATATTCTGTTATGGATAAGAATTTTGCTAAGGAGAATAGTGTTATAGATTGTGTTAATGCTGGACTTGGATTTGTTTTAATCTCTACTGAAGTATTTAAAGTATTAGAGAAGCCCTGGGTGCGGCTTGGTGAGTTAGAAAAAGATGGTTGGTGTGATGATATCGGATTTTTTAATCGATGTAGAGAAGCTAAATTTAAAATGATATGTGATACTGAAGTATGTATTGGACATATGACTAATGTTACTATTTGGCCTGTTAAAGTGGATGGAGTATGGAAAACTGAATATAGACACACTACTGGCAGTATTCAGTTTGAACAACATATTCCTGAAGATAAAGATATTAAAGAGCAGGAATTGGTTTTGGGAGTTTTGTAGAGATGGGGAGAGTAGGATAATCATGAACCGGCAGAAGGGAGTCAGCGAATTAATAGTTCGCTGATGGTTTATGATTCCTGCTCTCTCCTTTATTACACTCTGTTCCTTCTTTTGCCTGGAAGGAATCATTCGAAAGGATGTGAATAAATGGCAGTCACAACTCAGGAAGT